GCAGTGGTTATGCTGCGTTGTCCAGAGCGGCAGGCATGGCATAAAACGCCATACCAGATAATTACGCTTTTTCGGTATCACAAAGAATATAACCCACACATATTCAAGCAGGATAACGCCCGGAACGTGACAGGTGACGGGCGGCAAATGGACGACATTGACATAGCACTAAGGGGGCTTTAATCATGGCAGACAAGACCGAGAATATAAAAACACGGCTTAGCTTTGACGGTGAGGCACAGTATAAAGCAGCCTGTAAAGAGATTAACAGCACCCTTAAGGTGCTTAATTCTGAAATGAAACTTGTTACCGCAGAGTACAAGAATAATGCAGGCAGTGTAGATGCACTGAAAGCAAAGCAGGAAGTATTACAAAAGACATACAGCGAGCAGGCGAAAAAGGTAAAGGAAACCGAGGACGCATTAAAAAAATGCAAAGAGGCTACAGGGGAGAATAGCGAAGAAAGTAAAAAGCTGGAAACACAGCTTAACTATAATAAAGCCGCACTTGCCAATACGGAAAATGAGATTAAAAAAACTGCGGACGAGCTTAAGAATACAGAACAGGCAGCAGACGGCATGGGGAATGAAGTAGAAGAGAGTGGAAAGCAGGCGCAGGACGCAGAGGGGAAATTTAGCAGTTTCGGGAACGTAATAGGCGGGATTGGGAAAGCACTTGCAGCGGCAGTAGCAGCTATTGGTACGGCAGCGGTGGCGGCGGGTAAAGCCGTATGGGATATGGCAAACGACGTAGCCAGCGCCGGGGACGCAATAGACAAGGAAAGCCAGAAAATGCAGATAAGCGCAGAGCTATACCAAGAGCTTAGTTATGCGTGCGAGCGTAGCGGCAGCAGCGTAAGCGATTTGACAAAAGGGGTAAAGAATATTACCACAGCGCTTGCGGATACGCAGAACGGCGTAGAGGGCGCAAGTAGCGCTTTTGACAGTATCGGCGTTTCCATGAAAAACACAGACGGGACATTTAAAAGTACAGAGCAAGTGCTTTTAGACAGCATAGACGCACTGGCAGCTATGGAAGATGAAACGCAGCGGAACGCTGCCGCACAAGAAATTTTCGGAAAGAGCGCCGCAGAGATTTTGCCGTTACTTAATTCCGGCAGTGAGGGCATAAAAGAACTTATGCAAGAGGCAAAAGATTACGGAATGGTAATGAGCGACGAGGCGGTAGTAGCCAGCGCCGCCTTTGAAGATAGTTTGTCACGTATGCAGTGGACATTTAACGGGCTAAAAAATAGCATTACTTCTCAAATGCTGCCGTCACTCACTACGCTTATGGACGGCTTTTCAGACCTTGCCGCAGGAAACGAACAGGCAGGGGAAGAAATAAAGGCGGGCGTAACGGGGATTATCAGCAGCATTACTGAAATGATACCGCAGTTTGTGGGGCTTGTAACCACAGTAGCAGAGGCGGTATTAGAGGCGGCGCCGGGGATTATAACGGCACTGGCAGACGGGATTATACAGGCTATACCAGAGTTGCTACCTGTATTGCTGGAAGTAGTAGGCAGCATAGTAAACGGGCTTATAGAGCTTTTGCCGGAGCTTTTAGAGGCAGGAGTAGCAATCATATTGCAGCTTGCAGACGGCATAGCACAGGCACTGCCGGATTTGATACCAGCGCTTGTAGAGGCGGTGGTATTTATCGTAGAAAAGCTGGTAGAAAATATTCCTCTTATCATAGAGGCAGGCTTACAGCTGATTACGGGGCTTGTGCAAGGCATTGTAGCGGCTATTCCGGTACTTATTGAGGCATTGCCGGAGATTATAACAGCAATTATAAACGGGCTGATAGAGGGGCTGCCGCTTATCATTGCCAGCGCCGGGGACATTATGATAGCGATAATAGACGGGCTGATTACGGCTATACCGCTGCTTATTGAGGCAATGCCGCAAATCATAACGGCGATTGTAACGGGACTGATTACGGGAATACCGCAGATTTTGGCGGCAGTGGGCGAAATGGTCTTAGGCGTGCTGGGAAAACTGGGGGAGCTGGTGCAGCAGATACCGCCAGTCATTGCAGAGGCGGTGGTAAGGCTTGCGGAATGGGGAGTAAATATGCAGACCAAAGCTAGGGAAGTAATAGCCACCATGATAACGAACGTAATCAACCTGTTAAAAGAGCTGCCGCAGAAAATCTGGAACGCAATAGTAACCTGTATCAGCAAGATTACGGAATGGGGTACAAAGATGCAGGCAAAGGCGAGGGAGGCTATAGCCAATGTATGCACGGCGATTGTGAACGGATTTAAGGAACTGCCTGCAAAAATGGTGGAAATCGGTTCAAACATAGTGCAGGGTATCTGGAACGGCATAAGTTCTGGCTGGGACTGGCTGACAGGGAAAGTAAAGGACGTTGCAAACAGCCTGTTAGATGCAGCAAAAGGGGCGCTGGGGATTGCCAGCCCGTCAAAGAAATTCCGGGATGAGGTGGGCGTATTCATGGCGCAGGGTATCGGCGTAGGCTTTGAAAAGGAAATGCAGAGCGTGAAACGTATCATGCAGAACAGCATACCTACAGAGTTTGATTTAGATACAAAGGTAAATTATGGCAGCAGTACATACGGCAGGCAGGAACGGGCGGCAGGAATGGCAGCAGGCGGCGTGGTAGTAAACCAGTACATATATGCAAACGAAACAAGCTATGCCGGACAGCAGAAAGCAGCAGCAAAGAACTTTAGACTTATAGCAAGGACGGTGTAGGAGAATGATTGAAACAGAAAGGCTTATTTATACAAACGAGAGGGGCGAAAGCATAGAATTTTCTGCTTACAGCCCCTATTTTGTAAATGTATCAAACGACGTAACCGGACTAAGCGACATACAGAATACTTTATATAAAAGTAGCTCTATGGGGCAGCATGGGGAAACGTTGACAGGACAAAAGATAGACGCAAGGGAGATAGACATAAAAGGCAGCATAAACAGGCAGCAGAAAGACAGGGTATTAGAACTGCGCCGGGCGGCATTAAAAGTGCTTAACCCGGAGCTTTCCGGCACGCTTACCTATATTTATAAAGATTTTGTAAGGGTAATTGACTGTAAGGTAGATAATACGCCAGTTTTCAGCAGGAAAAAGGTATTCAATGACTTTACGATACAGTTTAGCTGCCCGTCCCCGTTCTGGCGGGAAGAGCAGGACGAAAAAGCGGATATTGCAAGCTGGATAGGCTGCTTTGAGTTTGACTTAGAGATACCAGAGGACGAGGGGCTAAGCGAGGACGAGATAGGCATAGAGTTTGACTACAGAGAGCCTAACATAATCGTAGACGTATATAACGAGGGCGACGTATCAACGGGTATGCGCATAGAGTTTAGGGCGACAGGCACATTGTCAAGCCCTATCCTGCTGAACATGGACACAGGGGAGTATATCCAGATAAACGCAGAATTACAGGCGGGCGACGTGGTAACAGTCAATACGGAATACGGCAGCAAAGGTGCAACGCTCTTAAGGGGCGGCATGACAGAGGATTATTTTAGATATGTGGACGTAGACAGTACATTTATGCAGCTGACAATAGGTGACAACGTTTTCCGGTATGATGCGGAGAGTGGAGTAGATGCGCTGGAAGTGACGCTATACCATTCAAATAAGTATTTAGGGGTGTAAGCATGAATATACGGACACAGAACATAACGAAATTAAACAAATTATCGAACCGGGTAAAAAAAGTAACTAAAATAGAGCTGCGCATATTTAACAGGGAACTAGAGCCGCTGGGTATCGTTGACGAAGTAATAAGCCTTATCTGGCAGCCGTCATACTGGGACAAGGGCGACTATGGCGACGTAAAGATACTTGCGCCTATTACAGACAATAACAAAGCGTTACTGGTAAAAGGAAATATTGTTGTAAGGCATGGAGAAAGTGCAGAATATACGGACGAAAGCGGGGAGTGGCGGCGGGCTGCGCAGATAACCTACCGCTTTATCTCAAAAGACATAAACGGTGCAGAACAGATAGAGGTACAGGGCTGCTTTCTAAAAAAATGGCTATCCAAAAGGACGCTTACAGAAAAGCTGATGCTTACGGACACGAACCAGAATATCATAAACGCCATTGTACGGGGTAATTTTGGCGAAGATGCGCCACGGGTAAGACGGGGAAAGCGGTTTACCATGTTGGCGCAGGACGATTTGGGCGGCAGCAGTGTAGAGTACAGCGCAGAGTTTGGGGCAAGCGCAGAGGACGAGATATATAACCGGGCGCTGGTGGGAAAACTGGGCTTTGACATTCTGGTAAATGAACGTGCAAGGCTGTACGGTTTCTGGCTTTACAAGGGGAAAGACCTTACCGCCACAAATACGCAGGGTAACACGCCCTGCATTTTTTCAAGGGACTTTGATAACGTCAACGAGCAGGAGTATACAGAGAGCATAGAGAACATGAAAAACGTTGCCTATGTGTCCGGGGCGGCTGATGCGGACGGGACGCAACCACAGATAGAGGTATGGAAAGACGGGGAAGAGCCGGAGGGCTGGGACAGGGACGAGCTTTTTATAGAGGCTACGGACATAAGCCGGACGGCAAAAGACCAGAACGGGCAGGACGTACCGATACCGTTAGAACAGTACGCACAGCTTATGGCGACAAAGGCAGACGGGCAGCTTGAAAGCTACGGGGAGCGGATTAGTTTTGTATCCACGATAAACACAAGTAAAAATCTGCAATACAAGCGGGATTTTACAGTAGGGGACATTGTGACGAGCATAGAAAAGCGCTGGGGCATTAAGATAGATGCACGTATCACAAAGATAAACCAGACAGACCAGAACGGGCAGAAAACACTTGAAGTAACGTTTGGGGAGAGTCTGCCGACACTGATAGAAAAAATAAAGCAGAAAGTAGGAAAGTGAGGTAATAAGCATATGGCAGAAATAAGTTTTCCATATGGGAGTGTAGCCCACGACAGGCGCTATAAATCAAGCGATTTTAGGGCATATTACGCACAGCTGATAGGAAACGGCGTTATCTATTCCAATTCAAACGCATTAAAGGTATCAGAGGGCGGCGGCATGAGCCTGTTACTGGGCGTAGGAGGCGCTTTTATTGAGGGAGTGGGGTACAGGAACACGGCGGCGCTTTCAGTAACGCTGGATACGGCAGACGGCGCACTGTCACGCATTGACAGGGTGGTAATACGCAACGATTACAAAAGCCGCAAGACATACACAGCGGTACTGAAAGGCACATACAGCGCACAGCCGCAGGCACAGGCGCTTACCAGAAATGCGGACGCATACGAGATAGCCGTAGCGGACGTTATGGTAGCAAAGGGCGTGGTAAGCATTACGCAGGCAGACATAACGGACACACGGCTTAATAAAGAGCTTTGCGGTATCGTAACGGGGCTGATAGAGCAGGCAGACACGACGGCGATTTTTAACCAGTTTGAGGCGTATTTTGAGGAATTTAAGGCGCAGTATATTGCAGATGTGGTGGACTGGACAAACAGCGAAGAAAGCAGCATGACAGAATGGGAGAACACGCAAAAGGCGGCTTTCTTAGCATGGGTGGAAGAAATCAGACAGATTTTGAATGAAAGCGTAGCCGGAAATCTGCAAAACGAGATAGAGGCAGAGGCGCTGGCTGCGTTTAAGCGCCACTATGGGCTTTTCAACCAAGATACGGAGTTTCTGCCGGACGGCAGCATAGTTGTAACCAATGAAGAGGGGACGCTTACCGTAACAAAAGGAACGGACGGGGACGGGAATAAGCAGATAACGGAGCTGCTGGAAAGCGGCATAGATACATACCGGAAAGTAACAACTTTTCTGCATGCAACGGGCAGCACAAATAAAAAGATAAAGGAGAGGTATACAAAGTTATGAGTTATGCAGAGGCGCAATATATAATTGACGAAACAGCGGGAGTAGTAAAAGAGGCTGCGGACAATCTGGACATGGTAGCGACACGTATAGCCTCTGGCATACCGCCGCAGGATATGCAGGCTTTTAATGTGACGGCGGTAGACGGTGGCGCAAAATTGAAATTCACAGAGTCAGCGGACACGTACATAGAGGGGCAGAGGATATGCAGCGTAAAAGGTGTAAAAATCGTGATGAAACAGGGCGGCTACCCGGTAAATGAGAACGACGGCACGCTTGTTATTGATAATGCAGAGCTGGGGAAATACAGCAATGAGGCGCTTATCATTGACGGGCTGGAAAATGATACAGAATATTTTATCTGCGCTTTCCCGTATTCTGACAGCGGGCATTACAACAGGGCGGCAGGCTTAAGGGTACTGAATGACGGATACGCACAGGCGAACCGGGCAAGGTTTACGCCGCAGGAGTACATTTTATACGGCTACCGCAGGGCAAAGGACGACAGCAACCCGGCAACACGCCTTACGGCTACGGATATGGCAGTAGGAATGGGGAAAGCCACGCTTAATACCAGCACAGGAAAGCTGGATTTAAAAGAATGGGCTAACGCATGGTTTGTGACCGGGAATAAGCCCGTAATGATGAAATATGACGGCACAATAGACTATGAGCTTAACCCGGACGATTACACAAAGAAAGCAGACGGAACGGCAAGCGACGTGGCAAACAGCGGATACAGCGGTAATGCTATGGCACTCTTCCCTACGTGCTGGGTGAAACGCTGGCAGGATAGCACATATGAGTATTTCCAAGTGTGTAATATACAGCTGACAGAGGATTTTAAGGCATATGCACACCAGAGGCAGGACGGTAGCATAATGGAATGGTTTGCACGCTCTATCTATGACGGGGCAAACGTAAGCAGCCGGATACGTTCTATTTCCGGTTTAGCGCCGTGCAACGCTGTAGCGGGAAATACGCAGCTTGCATATGCACAGGCTAACGGCAGCTTGTGGGAGTGCGACACATGGAGCAGGGTAGCGCTTATATGGGATTTACTTAGGCTTATGGCGCTTAATGATGATTTGCAGGCAGCTTATGGGTATGGATATTATACAGGAATGAGCCAAGCAAGCCACTTAAAGGCAG